TAATAGGTTCTTCATTTTAAACTCTTGACTACTTTACTTAGTACCATGTCCTGTAATTCTTTACTACGTCTACCTACTTGTCCGTACCATTTACTGTCTTCCATTTGTACAGCCATTTCTTTCCAGTTGTGTTCTCTACAAGCTTTAATCATATTTTTAAATTTAGATAGTCTTGTTCCACCTAGATTAAAGCACATGTTTACTAACACATGTTGTATGTCTTCAGGTAAGTTATAGAAACCTTCCTCGCTTCCAAAGATATGTATAGCCTCTGCTAAGTGAGTAACAAAATCATCTTTGTAATACAGGTCTACAACTTCTTGAGTCACAAGTGTACCAACTTCCCAAGTATACTCAGGGTCTTCGGGCTTACATAAATGTCCTATCCCTAGAGTTTTGTAGCCTAAGCTATCCTCGTAGATTTCTAGTACTTCGCCTTCGTGTCTTTTTATTTGTTCTTTACATAATTCTATATTCATTTATTTTAATCCTAGTTTAGTTAATTGTTCTTTTATACTTGCTTTTTCTGAGAAAGGCTTACCTGTTACAGGGTTTTTTCTAGCGGCTGGGTTTTCTTTAGTGTAAGGAACGTCATCTTTACCTTTTACTATTCCTCCTGTAGAATAAAAATTAATATTTATTTCTTCTTCTTCTGTTGCGTCTTCTATTTCTTTTACAATTCTTTTTCCAAAAGGTAAAACTTCAAGAGCTTCTTCTCCCATCTCTAATAAAACATTTGCTTCTTCATCATTCATTTTTACAAGAGGAGTAGTAAATATTTCTGACAGGTCTTGCAAATAACCTAACACAGGAGCAACGGAATTCATAAACTCATCTCCTCCATATTTTATAAGGTTTCTTACTTTTTCCACCCATACTGTAGGTAATCCTGAGAATAAAAGAGCTTCACCTGCTTTTTGTTTTTTAGTTTCTGCATCTACCTTTTCTTTGTATGTATCACTAGGAGAAAGATATACTTGAGCTTCTCTAACACTAGCAAATAAAGGTATAGCTGCCATCATTCTTATAAATAAAGCAGCGTCTCCATTTTCTACTCTAGAAATTAATGAATTTGTTTGAGATGTTTTAGCCTGTGCCCACGATAAAAAACTACCTGTAAATTTTACATAAGGATTTTTACTCTGTGAAAATAGTCTTCTATTACCAACAGTAGGTATCAAAGCATCTCTGTCTGCAGACTTCATACCTGCTTTCTTTAAATAAAGTTTGGCTGTAGGGTCAGCTATAGCTTTTTCTAAACTATCAAACTGGCTTAGATATTTAAAGTTTGAAGAAGTCAATCCTAAAGTATCCATTTCTTTTTGTAAAGCATTTTTAGATTTTAAAAATCCTGTTTTTTGTTTTTTAACTAGTTGAGATATGTCCATAGCTCTGGCAACCCCTGTATCAAAAGACCAGTTACGAGCTAGTCTAGTAACCCTACCTAACTGCACAACTTCAAAAAACTTTCTTGTAAAATCTATAGAACGCTGTTGATACTTTTCTAAATTACCACCTTGTAATAACATTACATCTTGAAGTTCTCTTTGAATAATATTATCATGTCTATTATTGCCTAAAAATTTATCAACATAAGTAGCATCTTTACCATTTACTTGTTTTTGTCTTCCAGCTAATCCAAGTCCTTCTCTAGATAATTTAATATCAGACATTGCTCCTTTAAAACCAGCTTTCCAACCACTGTTAGTAATTGTTTGTAAAAGGTCACCTAAACTAGGTATTGCTACTGTTGTTAATCTTGTAGTAGCTAGACCAGTTTGTAAAAATGTTACAAAAGATTTACCTACCTTAGAATCAAAAGCTTTATCTGCATGATATACTCCAAAGTAAGCTTCTAAAGAATCTTTAATTTTCTTTTTCTCTCTCATTGCCAATTCTTTAGCTGCATTGTTCTGTGAAAAAATTTCTTTAGGTGTTAATTTTCCTGTAGGGTCTACCATTTTTGCAATATTATTATCTATATCTTTAAATAATTTTGATATCCCTTCTCCTTTACTTCCAAATCTTTTGCTAAATTCAGCTATGTTAATAGTGTTATTTATTAATAAATCTAAAGTTTTAGTAGGATTCTGCACAAATAAATTAGATGCTAATGCTCTCGCTTCTTGGTCATAAAGTGTTCTTTCTTTATTAAAATGTCTAGCAGCGTTTAAAATAAATTCTTCTTTTCTATTTGACACAGTGTTGCCTTGAAAAATAAATCTAGGGTCATCTACTTCTTTAGCCCAAATAGAATTTCTTCTCAAATTAGTACTAGTAGTTAAATATTCTTGAGCTGTTTGTTGAGCTGATTTTTTAGCTTCTTTAATTTTTGCAGCACCTTTAGGTTTATAAAACCTGTGCCCCACCTCTTTACTATTTTGTAAATAAAAAGCTTGAGCTAAAATATTTTTTGTTGTATTATAATTAGCAGTAGTTATTACACTTCTATCTAGTATTTGTGTTAAGCCGTATTGTGTTTCATCTTTAAAATCCAATCCTCTTTCTCTAGCATATTTTTTAAAATCTGATGTATAAGTATCTATATCTTTAGATAATTTTACTGCTCTATTATATTTACGTTTACCTATTTTTTTTATTTCGTCTTCTTCTTTTAGAAAAGAATATTTTTTAGACTTTAAATTTCTTTGATTTACAATTTTACCAGCTAAAATTAATACATCGTCATCATGAGAACCTACTAAATCACTATATCTAGTTCTCCATGCACCTAATTGTAAAGTAGCTTCTTCTTCTACACTTAATTGTTTTGCACTCTGACCTAGTCTAACTCCTCCACCTTGCATCTTAAACATTTTAGAAGCATAGTTTACTACTGGAGCAGACCAAGCCATTAAATCTTGTACATGAGAACCTGCAGTTACACTTTTTAAGTAGTTAAACCATGTTCTTTTGTATTCACCAACTATTTCTTTACCAGCATCATCTATAACTTTTTGAGGAATTGCTTCATATTTTGACAGTTGAATACGTCTTTGAAATGCTCCAAGTACTGCACCTGCAATAGCAGTATTTATCATTGTGCTATTAGTATCTCCTTCTTCTGTAAAAGTAGCTCCTATTGCACCACCTATAAGACCTCCAAATAAAGGTCTTGTTATTTCATGAACAATTCCTCTAGTAATATCTTCTGTTAAGATACCTTTTTTATGTCCGTTTAATAAAGTTGTATTTAACACATCTAAAATATTATCAGTTGCTTCATTAGCATATAAAGATTCTTTTTCTTTATTTAATTTTTTAAGTTCTTTTGACAGTGCTGTTCTTTCTACACCAAAACCACTAGACTTTATAAACTCTGGTAAGTAATCATCGTCTTTTAATTCTTGTTTTGTTAAAACTTTTTTTCTTTCTTCTGTAACTTTTTTAAGTTCTTTACTTATTTCTTTACGCCTGTTATTTATGTTATTAATTTTTACATTTAACGTACCTAAATTCTCTATAAATTCTTCTGTTTCTATTAAAGTTTGTGCGTTTGCTTCTTCAGCCTTTTTAGAATTTTTAGGATTTACTTTTGGGTTTGTTTGAGCACCTTTTAGTTTAATTTTTTTAGGACCCCCAGCTTGTTTTCCTAGGTCTACTGATTCATCAATAGCTTTATTAGCTTGTTTAGAATATATTGCTGCAACCACATCTCCTAATTGAGCACCTGCAACACCTAAACCAAAACCTAAAGCAACTGTCTTAGGATTTATTTCTCCGTATAAAGCTTCTTCTCTTATAGCCATATCACCAGCTGCAAATGTTCCACCTGCTGAAAGACTTGCAATTTTACCAGCTTTTGCAATCTTTGCCCAAGGTAATAAAAAAGTTACAGGGTCTGCTAGAGCTTGTCCTACTCTTCCAGCAATTACACCAGCTGTTTCTTCTCTACCTTTAAATTCCGAAAACTCTTCAAAGATTTTTTCTTGTCGCTGTTCTTCGTTTGCAGCTCTTACTTCTTTGTAGTCTCTGTCTTTATCAATCCCTGCTTGGAACGCAGCTTTTGCAAGTTGAAAAGAACTACCTAAAACTGTCATCTCTTGAGCAGCACCATAAGCTAGTTCTCTAGCTAAAGAAATTTTAGGTTGTTTAATATTTTCTTTTATATCAGTGTCTTCAGGTTGTTGGTAGAATAAAAATTTAGATTTTGTAGGTTTTGATTCTAAGTCTTCTTCTACAACATCAGATTCTGGATTGTTATAAAATTTAAATTTATAATCTAGTAATTCTTCTTCAGTTTTTTTATCGGTAGAAAGCTCTTCGTTAACTAAAGGAGCTAAAACTATATCTTTTTCTTCTTGCTCTGGGTTTTTATAAAATTGCAATTGGTAATTGTCTTCAAGCATTTTTGTTTCCTTACTGATTTAAAAACTCTAAATAATTTTCTACATTTTTTTCTTTTTCTTTTCTAGGAGTATTGTACTTATCTACTATATTATTTTCTGTTTTCCAATTAGAGTATGAAGTACTAAAGAAAATACTTTTTTCTCCACTTAAAAAATCTGCAGCCCTTTCTCTTTCTATATTTTTACCACGTTCTTTTAATTTACCCGGAATGCTTGTAAAGTCGGCTGTTAACTTTTTTAAAGCTTCTTTTTCAACGTC